CAACTAACCGAACTTGACTGGCAAGTCAGATGCGCTAACACTCGAATGCGACCTGACTATGTGGTTAAGACTAAATACTCAGATAAGACAGCCAACGGACTAACCAAGGCAATTATAGCGTGGATTAACCTAAATGGTTATCAGGCTGAACGTATAAGCACTACAGGCCGTTATGTAGATAACTCAAAGATAGTTACCGATGTGTTGGGTAATAGAAAGAAGATAGGCTCAGGCAAATATATCAAAGGGACAGGAACGAACGGATCAGCTGATATAAGTTCGATTATAAAAAGTTTAAACGGAACTGTAATTCCATGGAAAATTGAAGTTAAAATGAAAGATAAACAATCGGAAGCACAAAAGAGATATGAAGAACATATCATGAAAGCTGGAGGTCATTATTCAATAGTTCATAATTTTGATGAATTTATGGAACAATATAATTTTTTATTACAAAATAAATAGTTTGTCATATAACTTTTTTAACTTTTATATTACTTTAGTAAAGTGAATAAATACAAGCAAATCGAACTACTATTCAGAGACACAGCATTGACAAACAACGCTCGTAAACTCTGCAATAATAGGGACATTTACAACGATTTGCTACAGGAAACATTCATCTATTTACTTGAAATGCCTGACGAAAAGTTTGATAGAATAAATAACTTAAAGGCTTTTGCGTTTACTGTTATGTTTGGTAAATCAAATAGTCAGGCACGTAACTACAATTTGAATGGCAAAGATAACGTATTGTTTGAAATGTCCTCTAAATTCGGACAGTTCGATGGGGCCAACATAACGCATAGCGAATATAACCATAAGATAGATGAAGATTTTGATAAAGTGATTAAGTATATTGAGAAAGACAGTACAATCAAAGAAACAGATGTTTATGTTTTATTTGAATCAACCAATGATAAAACACTTAAAGAACTATCAAAGGATTTAGATATGTCTTATCATACGATTAGATTAAACAGAAAGAAACTCATTAACAAGATAGTTAGCAACGTAAATATTTATTAGATGACTATAATAGAAGCGATACAAGTATTAAAACACCATCATTATTGGAGGTTAGGAGCTAATATTGATCCGTTTGATTCCAATATGGTTACTGAAGCAATGAAAGTAATTATCAAACACTATGAGTTATATAAAGAATAATAAGGACTTCATACTTGGTATTGTGGCTTATGGTAACAAGCCTGACATTTCTAATAAAACAGCGATGAACATTATTAATGAGTTTGAAGAAATTACAGGAACGAAAGTAAATAGAAAGCAATGTTTCACATGTGGTAAGAATAACATCTTTGATAAAATATATCTTTATGCCAAAGCTAATAATATATGGTAATATGCTTTATCTTTGTAAAGAAAGATGCGAGGTGCAACTATTGAAAGGACAACTGAGTAATATTATAATATTTTTGAATTAATGCAAGACGAATACGAATCACAAAACTTTTGGAAAAAATTAAACTCAACCCAAACAATCCTCGTTTAATTAAAGACGATAAGTTTGCGAAGTTGGTACAGTCTATTAAAGACTTTCCCGAAATGTTAGAAATACGACCAATAGTTGTTAATGATGACATGATTATTTTGGGCGGTAATATGCGTTTTAAGGCGTGCAAGGAAGCTGGGTTAACTGAAATACCAATTATTAAGGCAAGTGGCTTATCAACGGAAAAACAACGTGAATTTCTTATTAAAGATAATGTAAGCGGTGGCGAATGGGATTGGCAATTATTAAATGATTGGGATGCTTTGGAATTGGAAAGTTGGGGAGTTGATATGGTTGGTTTTGATTTGGATAGCGATGAATTAGGAACTGATTTTAGTTTGCCCGATGGCGACAAAGCACCATTTCAACAAATGACTTTTACTTTAGCAGATGAGCAGGCAACACAAATTAAAAACGCAATAGCGGATATAAAACAAACAGATGAGTATAAGTACGCGGAAACTATGGGCAACGAAAATAGCAACGGCAACGCGCTTTATTTAATCATTATGCAATGGGCAGAGCAAAAGAAATAATTGTTAAAGTAATACCTTCAAAGATTGCAAATGAGTTTGTAAAAAAGCATCATTATAGTGGTAAGGTGGTACAAAATAGTTCTTTGCATTTTGGGGCGTTTTTAGACGATAAATTACATGGTGTTATGAGTTATGGCAGCCCATTGGATAAAAGTAAAATATTGGGTATTGTAGGAGGTACAGGATGGAATGAAATGTTAGAATTAAACCGTATGGCTTTTGATGATTACCTTCCCAAATATTCTGAAAGCCGTTGCATTGCGATTAGTGTTAAGCTAATAAAAAAAAATGCTCCGCAAATAAAATGGATTTTGTCTTTTTCGGATGGAACACAATGCGGAGACGGTACAATTTACAGAGCAAGTGGGTTTGTATTAACCAACATCGTAACTAATAAAAATACGTGCAAACTTCCAAATGGTGAGGTTATTCATAAAATGACATTAGAAAGCAGCCCAACATCTCCAAGAAAAGAATTGAATGGTAAATCGTACTATCAATTAACAAATGGTAAATATGATTTTACAAAATATGTTAATGAAGTAAACGGTATTATTCTAATTGGTTATCAATTACGATACGTTTTAATTATTGATAAAAATAGAAAATTGAACTGCACTATTTTACCATTTAGCAAAATAGATGAATTGGGTGCAGGAATGTATAAAGGCAAAAAAATAACCTTACAAGAGCGCAAGGTTATTACTGAGAGCGATGAGGTGGTTACAAACCCCGCCTTTAATCTGGTTGACTAATGTTCTATTTTAAACTACCATCGCACTGCAAATATAATAAATAAAATTAACAATGTCAGATAACATAGAATATATTTTACCATTTAGTTGGAAAAAAGGACAGAGCGGCAACCCAAACGGAAGACCTCGTAAATTCGTTTGTCAATTAAAAGACATGGGTTATAATAAACAGGATATAAACCAAACCATTGAAAATATGATGGCTATGACTTTAAATGAATTAGCTGATATATTCAAAGATGAACACGCTACTATATTGGAACGTACAATTGCAAATGCTATGCGTAAATCTTTAGAGAAAGGCACGTTGTATAGTTTAGAAACTTTAATCAGCAGAGTGCATGGTGTACCTACTCAAACGGTTAATCAAACAATAAGCGAGAAGCCTATATTTAATGGTATAGATATTAATGTTACAAAGGACAACAGCTCAGGCGAAAATATCTAAACTTCGCAAACGTGTAAGAATAGTAAGGGGTGGAACGTCTGCAAGTAAGACGTTTACTATTATTCCTTTCCTTATTGATTATGCTGTTAAAAATCCAAGAGCCGAAATATCAATAGTTGCTGAAACTATACCACATTTAAAACGTGGAGCATTGCGTGACTTCCTTAAAATAATGGAAATGATAGGAATGTATCAGCCTGACAATTTCAACAAGTCATCTTTAGTTTATACGTTTAGCAATGGTGCTTATATTGAGTTCTTTAGTGCAGATAGTGAAAGTAAATTAAGGGGTGCGAGACGTGACGTGCTATTCGTGAATGAGTGCAATAATATAACTTGGGAGGCTTACTATCAATTAGCCATTAGAACACGTCGCTTTATTTATTTAGACTACAATCCAGTCGCTCAATTTTGGGTAGATACCGAATTAATCAATGATGCTGATACTGATTTCATTGTGCTAACTTACAAGGATAATGAAGCCTTGGATTTATCAATAGTAAAAGAAATAGAGAAAGCAAAGGAGAAAGCAGAAACATCGAGCTATTGGGCGAATTGGTGGAACGTGTACGGTTTAGGTAATATAGGTAGTTTACAAGGAACAATATTTGATTTTGAGCAATGCGATGAAGTGCCTATAAATGCTGAGTTAATAGCTTATGGAATGGACTGGGGATTTTCTATTGATCCGACAACATTAATCGAAGTGTACAGATATAATGGCGAACTATTTATTAATGAATTGATTTATCAAACAGGGTTAACCAACGCTGATATTATTGTTAGAATGAATGATTTGAACATAAATAAATATGTTGATATAATAGCTGATAGCGCAGAGCCTAAAAGTATTGAGGATATAAATAGGGGTGGGTATCGTAATATTTTACCAGCAAATAAAGGAGCCGATAGTATTAGAAATTCAATTGATACTTTACAACAGTTTAAAATTAACATAACTAAAAATAGCGTTAATGTTATTAAAGAATTTAG